GACCGGGACTTCGACGGGGTGACGGGCGTTTACACGGTCACCTTCAAGTGGCGGGAGGTGTATCTCCCGGCTGACTCCACCAACGTGATGAACGTCAGTGATCCCACCATCGGGATTCCGCGAAAGTCACTTTTCCTGAGCAAGTGGGAACGGGACGACGTTGAGTTGGATCCAGACCTGCTCGGCTCCATTGAAGCCTACCTTCCCTCAGAGAGCCGGAACATCCCTGCTCCCACGGTGCCCAGAGGGGTCGCTGTGGTGGCTGGAGCGGGTCAGGGCATCCGAACCATCAACGTGTACATGGTCAACGTCATGGCACCGAGATCACAGCCCTACAGCCTGTACCGTCCAAATGTCAGCGCAGGCTTTGAGTCTTCTCTCAGCAAGGTGGCGACCTTCAACCTGACGGCGACTCAGACGCTTGAGTTTACGCCGGAAACGCTAAACAGTCAGGTCGGGCTTTATCGCAGGTACTACTTCACCTGTCCAGAGGCCAACATTCTTGCTCCCGTGCGGATCAGGAACGCCAACGACGAGCAGGGTCTTGGACTGGCAATCGGCGTGGACACCGTGCCTCCTCCGGGTGGCATGACCCTGAAGCCTGATCTCAGTCTGAACACGCTGGAGAGCCAGCCCTTCCAGAGTCAGTCTGTTCGATACGAGTGGAATCAGTCTGCTGCATATCGAGCCATCAATCTGTATCCTCATCCCTCCGCAGATCAGGATCTCACGGTCAGGGTGCTGACGGCTCCCAAGAGGATGCAGGAAGATCAAGACTCGCCGTTGATCCCAGCGGCATACGCGCAAGTGATTGCATACGCGGCACTGGAGCAGTTGACCCTGAAGGTGGACAACCCTGCTCTCAGTCAGGTGTACGAGCGGAAGAAGGCTCTCTTGGTCAGGTCTTTAGAGGCTAAATACCTCGGTGAAGTGCCTCGGAGGATCATCAAGGGCACCCCGTCAGCCGGATGGAGGTACACCACCAATCCCTTCGGACCTCTGAAGTTTACGCCATGAATCAAGAAGTCTACGAAGTCCCGGTCGCTGGCGGTGTAGAAACCCGACTGCCACAGGTGCCAGAGAACGCTGGCATCGCTCAGAACCTGATCTCGGACAAGAAGACCGGGGGATGGTCAACTCGTCTTGGCTACGAGAAATACTTCCCGTACCGCTCAGATTGGGTGCCGTTCACTTCTGCCATGAGCAGTCCAATCAACATGGGTGCGATCTACAGCCTCCATGTTGCTCAGGGTCTTGCGGGTGGGGCGCGTCAGCACACCATGTTTGAGGCTGACGGAAACCTGTACCTGCTCTACGAAGCCTCTGGAGAGCCGTCAACGCTTCTGACGCTCCAGTCAGGCCGACATATCCCCACGACCACAGAAGCGGCTTCTTGGTACACTGACACGCCCTACGGGACGGTGATCACCAACGGTGTAGATCGACCCGTGCTGGTTCAGCCGTGGCCGCTCGGTCAAGGCTCCCCGGAAACATTTGCGTCGGCCATGATCCCGTTCACCATCCGGGACTTCGGCTTTGATGGCTCCCCTGCTCCGGTAGAGCCTCACCCCGTGGTTCCCTTCCCCGCTGCGACTCAGACCCCGGCACCTCCGGGTGGTGGCAGGACAACCCTCTGGTGTCCGTCTGATAGCCGTGCAATCGCAGATGGGGCGCGGTGGGGGCTGGGTTTTGCGACCAACTCCAGCGGGACAGACTACGACAAGGAAGCCCTGTTCGGGTGGAGCGTTTCCTTCATCACCAACACTGGCTCAGAGGGACCGCTCAGTCCTCTGGCGACCTCAACATGGATTCTCCCGCCCAACGCAGAGGGCTTCCGTCACGCCGTCGCGCTGGATATCCCGGTGGGACCGGAGGGCACGGTCGCCAGAAAGATCTACCGGACGACCAACTTCAGCGATGACTACACCTCTCCGGGTGACACCACGCTGTACTTCATTGATCTGGTGCGGAACAACGTCGAGGACGTGTTCTTTGACGCTGTTCGGACGGCAAATCTCGGCTCTGCTGCCCCTGTGATCCCCACGGGACCGCTTCCAGCCCCCAAAGCACGGTTTTCTGCACTGTTTAAGGGCTGTTTGTTCCTCGATGGCGGGATTACGGACGGAAAAACCATCTTTTACTCCGCTCCGGGGCTGATTGAGCAGTTTGATGCCGCAAACTTCATCGAGTTGGCTGCGGAAGGCGGGAATATCACCGCACTTTACGGCAACTACACGACCTTACTGGTGTTCCGGGAGAACGCCATTGACGTTGTGAGCGGTGACTACTCCTCTGGCTTCCAAGTCAGCACCATCAGCAACGGAATCACCTGTCGGGCACCTCATTCAGTGAAGGCGATCCCCGGTTTGGGTGTGGTTTTCCTCGCTCTTGACGGTGTGTACGCGATCACGGGCGGTCTTCAGGGTGGAGCCATCAATGACATCATCAACCTGACGCTGGCTCAGGATGAGATCATTGAGCGGATCACTCCCGACTGCCACGCCAAAGCAGTCGCCTGCTACAGCGCAGAACATCGGGAATACAACCTGTTTGTCCCCTTCGACGGCAACGACCGACCCAACCGTGGTCTGGTGCTCCACATTGACCGTCTGAGCCGGACACAGCAGTCACCGTGGACGGAGAGAACGGGCTTCCCGGTCGGAGCAGTCGCCACACGGCATGACGGCACCATCGTCTTCGGGCACAACACCGGGACAGAGGGGCAGGCGCTCCCCACGGACGCGACCAACCGGGGCTTGTTCGTGATCTCAGGGCACCGGAGCATGGGCTACACCTATGACCCCGGCTCTCAGGCTCTTGTCTACGGTGACCCGCCCACTTCCCGGTACAGGTCGGCATGGTTTGACTTCGGTGATGCTCAGGTCAAGAAGCAGGTCTCCTACGTCACGCTCTGGATGCTGACCACGGGACAGCCTGAGATCACGCTCCGACACTACAAGGACTTCAGCCTCCGTGTGGTGCAGGAGCGCACCTACCGGGCACAGCCCCCAGATCAAGCCGACCTTCCCACCTTTGATCTCGCGGTGCTCAACAACAGCGAGTTGTACCAGAACGCTCGGCTGGTTCCTCTCCGGTTTGCTCTGCATCAGCAGTCCTGTTCGTGGTTCGCCTTTGAGTGGGAGACTGATGATGATCTCATCATGGTCGGCTATGAACTGGAATATTATTCAAAGGGCACCCGTGTAACGATGGGGAAACGGGCATGAAAAAGTGGACGAAGCGCCAAGCCCGTAGCGGGGGCACTGTAGAGCCTGCATCGGTCAACGACGAGTTTCGGGCGCAGCAGTCGAGCATCACCACGCTTGACCGGGAGCAGTTTGACCGCAACTGGACTGACGACACCTACCTGACTCAGTACGCGATCCACCGGGTGTACCACTCTCCACGGTATCCCACCGGAGATGGGGAGCAGCAACTCCAGTCCAGCAACGTGCCCGTCAACGCCTTCCTCAGTGTGACCCCACCCCTTGACGTGGGTGGATGGTACGACGTTGACTACGGTGGGAGCGAGATCACCCTCGACGGCTTCAAGGGCGGGAACCTGTTTGTGGAGTGGTCTGGAAACGCGGTTGTATTCGGTACTTTCGCAAGCACAACGAGCCTTGAGTTTCCCCTTCTGCCCCGCTACCTCGGTTTGCGGATTCTCGTTAACTCAACCGTGCTGGTCGAGAACAGGGGGCCGTTCTGCCACGAAGCCTTCCGCATCTTTGGCACGGGCCAGTTCCCTCCCGGTGATCTCACTCTCCGACTCCAGTTGAAGGTCACCTCGGTCGGGCCGGATGACCCGTTGGTCACCTCCAACGTGCCAGCAGAGGACGTGCCGCAGGCTCACTGCTACGCCAACAAGTACCTCGCAATCGGGAGGTTCAGATGAGCCGGATTGAACGTGATCCCATTGAGGACGGCGACGAGATCACCGCTGTTTCGTTGAACACCCGCTTCAATGACTTCAGCCAGAGCAACCTCAACGCCTTCAACACCCGTGATGCAGCGATTGATCTGCCTCAGTTTAAGATCCAGAACGACCGGGGCTTCATGGCTCCCGTTGCCACGGATATCGCAATCGGGGAGCAGAGCCTCAAGCACACCACCTCGGTCACCCTGAACGGGCAGACGGCGGCTCCTGCAAGCCCGTACATCATCGGAGATGCAGGCGGGAATCCTACCTACATTGGACCGCTCAACATCGGTCTGGTCAACATCACTTCCAGTGATATTCTCCGGGTTTATTGGCACTTGAACGTGCGACCGCTCTACTCAGGCGACCCGTGGAACACCAATGATACGCCAGACCCGGAGTGGTTGATGCCTCACTCCGGGGGGCAGGCAGGCGCGTACAACTGGGGCACCGTTTGGGCGATCTACCTTCAGTGGGATATCACCGACGCCACGCTGACCAACTGGGTTGAGGTTCCCTTTCAGGGCGACTTCAACACCGCAATCGCCGGGGGCGTGGTTGGTGATCCCCTCGCTGCTTGCACGGCTACCTCAGTGGTGCCTGCTTTCTTGACCCGGCACAGCGCGACCGACCGGGTGATGATCAATCAGGACACGGGTGTTCCTGTTGGCTGGAGATCAGTATCGGGGGCGTACTACTATGACGCGAGCATGGCAGGTGCGGTGGGCACCGTGTACGGGCTACGGCTCGTTGTGAAGGGGCCGATGAGTATGTGGAACAACGGGGGCACCAACTACCTCGTCCATCAGACCGCGATCCCCGGTCAGGGTGGAACGGATATTCAGTTGGAACACACTGATGGTCGCCTCGGCTTCATCCTCCAGAGGCTCGGATAATGCCGTTTACACCTCCAAATACCTTTGTCTCTGGCACCACGCTGACGGCAGCAGACCTTGAGGGCAACTACGAGGCTCTGCGGGTCTACCTGCACGGTGCGATCCCTACGGCAGACGTAGCCAACGTCAACTGGATCGACACCCGGCACATCCAGCCCCCGCTTGTTGAGGCTTACAGCGGCCTTCAGCACGGTGTCTCAGGGCATCAGGGTGGTCAGTGGTCAGGCGGCCCGACT